CTACAGTAGAATTGTTTACTACAGATAAAGATGGAAAGAAGATAAAGATAGTTGTTGAAGGTGTTACGGATTACTAAAGCTGGAGTATTTTATGCTACCTATGGACACTGGACACTTAGCTTACTCCAGGCTGGTTATGAAGTAGCTTGGCAAGTACAGCCAGATATTAAGCACTCTAGTGGGTGGGATAAGCTCGCTACAGTTTTACTACAAACTAACTTTCCAGGAATAGACTATGGAATTAAAGGAGAAGCTGATATAATAGTTGGTTCACCACCATGTATAGGGTTTAGTCAAGGCAATCCAGATGCTGGACCTAACCACTGGGCTAATAAGAACTTCGTTAAGTGCTTTGAAAAGATAGCTATTCTTAGGCCTAAATACTTCTTAGTAGAAATGGTTCCTAGAATATTTAAGATAGGTGTAGAATTTCTAGATGATGCCCTTGATGCTGTTAATGAATATCATATAAATTCTAAGATCTTTGAGATAGCTGACTATGGTACTCCAGCTAGAAGGAATAGAGTCTACTTCTTTGGATCTCTAGAAGATGTTGGCAATCCATTAGAGAAGCTACCTACTAAGGAAAGAGTAGGATGTAGTACAGTACTTGATAACTATAAGCAATTTAATGACTTTAAGCCAGATAGTCGTTTAATGCTAAGTATTTATAAAGCAGACGGTCATACTCTTAGAAAAGGACCATTTGGAGCAGCACTACAGAAGAGTAGAATACTAAAGAGAGATGAACCAGCTTTTACTATAACCGGCATGGCACATACTAACATGATTCACTACGCCAAGCATAGATTCTTAGCTATACCAGAGATAGCTGATCTAATGGGATTCCCGGAAGACTTTAAGTATATTAAGAAGTCTATTGGTATAGTGACTAGAATAATAGCTAGTGGAGTAGATGTAAGGTTTACTACTTATCTATTAAAGTTCTTGAGAGAGAATTACTTTGAAAGATAAGGCTTTAAATCTGACTGAGATAAGCACTACTCCAGAAAGAGCACTATCAAGAACTTATCTACATCGGGACTATCTATCTCACTCTATTAGATACTCTTATGCACTTAAACTAATAAAGAGAGGAATGTCGATAGCCGATATAGGTTGCGGTAGAAACTACATTCTTAAAGCTGTATACTCGAATAAGCTTAAGCCAGAGATCTTCTTAGCTGTAGACGCTAGAAGAGGGCCAGTAGAGTTCGCTAGAAACTTTAAGACTAACTTCCCGGTAAAAGGAATTGTAATGGATATTAGAAAAGTAAGCTATCCTACATCGTATGATAATGTATTTGATGTAGTGACATGCTTTGAAGTAGTTGAACACTTTGAAGCTAAGTACCTACCACATGTATTAAGTGAAATCTATAGGATACTTAAACCGGGTGGAGTACTACTTTTGTCTACTCCTAACTTTAACGGTAAGGCAGCTAGTAACCATATACATGAGTACATTTCAGATGAACTGAATAGTTACTTAATTGAGTATTTTACTGTTGAGAGAAAGCATGGGACCTACGCTTCACAGAGAGATATAGAGCCAGTACTGACTAGAAGCGAAAGAGAAGTCTATACTAAGCTTAAGAGTTGGTTCAATACTGACATACTAAGTCTAATCTTTGCTAGTTTACACCCGGATCAGAGTAGAAACATACTTTGGGTTTGTAGAAAAGGTAAAGGAACCTTTATTAGAAGTAGATGACATATTAAAAGATGAGTGAAATGAAGCAAGGCAATCTAATAGAATATCAGCCTACTAAGAAAGAAAAGTATCAGACTTATTTAGAGAATCTTAGAGAGTGTCAAGATTGTTCTTTGAAAAGTGAAGGCCAACACTACTGTCCGGGTTGGGGTAACTTAGACGCTAATGTCATGTTTATAGGAGAAGCTCCCGGAGAGGTAAGTAATCCAGATTTAAGAGGACTAGCTTTTGTAGGTAATAGATCTAGTGATATGTTTTATAAGGCTATTAAAGAAACGTTTGGAGAATATGGAGATATTTGGACTACAAATGTTGTTAAGTGTAACCCTCCCGGTAATAGAACTCCTAGTAGACTAGAAATACTCTGTTGTTCTAAGTTTATATATAAAGAGCTTCATATAGTTAAACCTGAAATAATAGTACTTCTAGGTAGGACGGCTATTGATTTCTTACTGCCAGAGTGTAGAGGAAAGTCAATTAAGAATTTATTAGGTAAAAAGTTTAGTTGGCAGGGAATACCGATATATGCTATGTATCATCCGGCTTACGCTTGTCGTTGTGGCCCTAAGTTTGAGAGGGTATATCTAGGTTGGTTTAGAATCCTTAAAAGGAAGTATGACGAGTTGGTAGCAGATGGTGGAAAGAGAACTACTTAAGTTTAAAGTTGTAATCTCTTACGATGAAAAGTGTAAGGAAGCTCGAAGACAGAGTAAGGAAGCTGGTGCTATACGGTCTTTAATTACGATAAAGGTTACTCCTAAAGATACAAAGAAGAAGATAGTAGAGAACATTCTTATTTATGCCTTGAACTGGATGCTAACAGGAGATCCAGATGCAATACACCGCTTTATTGAAGAGAGGAAGAAAATGCCGGTGGGTGTAGTATGAGTGGAAAGATAGATACATGTTACGGCTGTCCAAAGATTGATAATTGTGTAGTCTGTAACTTTTGTGATATTCCTCCTAACATACGATGTGATTGCTGTGATTATGTTTATATAGGAGCTAAATCAAATGCTTAAAGAACCATGTCCAGTAACTAAAGAATTTTGTGATGATTTAGAACTCCATAAGATTAGAAGTGGACCTTACAAAGGTGGATCTCTACTATGGTGTGTAGAAGAACAGAGAGATCCTGTTTACATGAGTTTTTGTCCTAAGAGGTAAACACCTAGAGAAATTTAAAGAATGGTTAGAGCCTAATGTTGTACCACCTCATGCACCTTCAATATCTACAGTAGCAGCTAAACTTCTATGTAGGGGAATGCTTAAGCTAGGTTACTATCCAATGCCATGCCCGGTAATAGATCCTAAAGATGCTTTGTGGGCGGGTTGTGCATATAGAGGAAAGAATGAGGTTAAGTTTGAACTGGCTATTGGTCCAGTGATGGTTAGGAAGGTAAGTAGAGACGGAGAGATAGACATTAGTCTAAGTGTTACTAAAGAGAGTTTAGATTACTTATCGGGCATCGATCTTAGATTGTACTACGCGGCTATAGAGATCTTTGATAAAGTACCTCCGGGATTCATTCTAGAACTAAGTTGCTATACACTACCAATAGGTATTAAGCACCAGAACTTAATATTCTGGGATATCATGAAGTCGGATAAGTATGAGGTTTAAAAATTGAATATAAGTGTAGGAACGTGTTTAGAAGCAGTTCAACAAGCAGCAAGTACTGTAATGGCTGTTGGCCAACAGTTTCCTAGAGCTAGTGGATCTTGGTGTATGACTGATAAATCAGAGACTAAGATGATAGAAATACAGAATGTTACTATAACCGTAACTAATCCACTATTTAGATGGAATACATTATTAAGTAGAGGAACACTAATAGAGACAGCTGACTTTCTGTTAGGCCTTAATCCTGGATTTATACCCTGTATTTGGGAATACTATGCGAAGAAGATAGCTCTTAGAGAGAAGTTGCCTTATACTTATGGTGAGAGAATCTTTGGTGGAGAAATAGACCAGTGGAAACATGTAGTTAAACTATTAAGAGATAATCCTACAACTAGACATGCTACAATTCTAATGCACCGAGTTATTGATAGGACTAGAGATTATGTGCCTTGTACATTTGTTTGGCACTTCCAAGTAGATGAGAATAGATTTTTAAACATGACTACAATTATGAGATCTCAAGACGTCTTTAAAGGGCTACCGGGCGACTTATTTGCCTTTACTACATTTCACGAGCAGATGAGTTTAGAGACTGGTTTAAGGATAGGAAAGTATAGTCATTTCTGTTGCAACTTACATCTGTACCATCCAGGAGTCGAGAAGGCTATTGATAAGATCTTTAATGCTAAACAGTTGATATCAGCTCCAACAGCTAACTTACTAACTGAAGAGCGGAAATATACTCTTTACCAGGATTTATGTAGTTTGCCGTTAAAATGTTACACTGATAAAAGTCTTAAAGTTGAAGAATTAGAGAAGTTCTTAGAGTCTTATAATACCCCTTACTGGGAGAGATATGTTGACTTAATAGCAGGTGCTTATCGTGATTCTAAGTGATAGAGCTATAGAGAATTGTTTAGTTACCGGCCAGATAGAAATAGAACCTTTTAATCAGAAGAACCTCAGGTCAGTAAGTTACGACTTAACTGTTGGGAAGATATACGAAATTATAGATGGTATACCGATAATAGTTGGTTTAGAATGTTTTCTAGAACCCGGAGTCGTATATGGTCTTGAATCATTAGAAACTATTAGTGTTAAAGACCTTACTGGAATAATTAGTCTTAGATCTCGAGCTGCTAGAAGCGGTATATTCTCTTCACACTCTATGCTAGTAGATCCCGGTTATAAAGGTAAGCTAACTTTTACAGTCGAATCTAAGCGGATGAGAGTCTTCTGTAGTGTCGGTATAACTAGTCTCCATCAGATCATATTTGTAGAGAATACTTTAGTTGATAAGCCTTGGGAAGGAGATAGTAAGCATTTCTGAAGTCAAGGCTATTAGAGATCTCATATCTAGAGCGGATAGTTTAGAAGAGATTATTAATATTTGTAAGATCTGGAGAGATGTTCTCTGTAAGAGGGTTAGGATAAAGTTCAGGCCTTACCAGACAGAGTTTAGTGACAAGATTATAGAGTATGTTATTAGCGAAGGTATTATAGGCAACGAGATTACAGTGATGTTTGCTAGGCAGAGTGGGAAGACTGAGGCTGTAGCAATAACTACTCTGGCCTTAGGTTTATTCTATATTCTCTTTATGTGGCAGGACTTTGATACTGGTCTATTTGCTCCAGTACAAAGCATGATTACACGTAACTAGGAATAGGGTTAGGAAGAGATATAAGACAGCTAGGAACTGGTTAGCTAGAGAAGGTATCACTCAGATCGCTGGGGAAGGTATTACTTCAAGCCTATTTATTCTACTCTGTAAAACTAGTAATAAGGAGTTCTCTATTAGAAGCCTTAGTGCCGGAGATAGAGCTGAGATTATAGGAGAAACATTCAGGTATATGGTCATAGAACAGAGTGAACTTATTAACCCTATGAAGCTTAAGAACGATATCTTTCCTATGGGTGCTGAAGCAGGAGGAGTTAAAGTATTAACCGGTACTGCTAGTCCGTATTTAAGAAATGATTACTTTAGGAAAGCTTTAGATAGATGGAATGACGAGCCTAGAAAGAATAAGAGTACATCTGATTGGGTTAAGTGTGTCGATTGGATAGAAGCTGCAGCTTGTTCACCGAAGTATAAGAGGTACGTAGAAAGAGAACGTGAAAGGATGGGACCAGATAGCATTGAGTTTAAAACACAGTTCGGTTTAGAATGGGTTGGATTGAAGGTTAAGTTTATTACTTGGGACGATCTAACTCTATTAGAACAGGACTATGTTTCTAAGCCAGAGAACTTAAGATTTGTTGGTATGGATGTAGCTCAAGCTGGAGACTCTACTGTAGTTACTGTTATTGAGATAGACGGGACTGACATTCATGTTATAGCCTGGCTAGAGTTAGAAGGAATAAACTATGAGGATCAAGTCAAACN